CGGCGAGGCTGGCGTAGGGGTCGCGCAGCCGCTTAATTGCAATAAGCTGGCTGTGAGCAGTATCAATGATTTTCTGATCTTCATTTGCTTGTGTCTCCATCTTTTGTTGGATTTGCGCGTATTGCGCAATTAAATTTGCTGCTCTTGTATTCGCAGCAAGAAGTGCGGCGTTTGCGGCTTGTGTTGCTTTTAGCTGTATCGCCGCATCTTCATTTTTTGCTGATTTATATCCGTCATGATGAATATACAGAGCAGCTCCGAATATTAGCGCCAGCGCTGCGCATATTTCAATCATCAAGCGATAGGGTAATAGTGCTGCGAACATAACTAATCCCCCCACGCATCAAATTCAGGTAAGTCGACAGTCTTCCCAGCAAGCGCATGCGTGCAATCATCTAAAAACTGTATCTTCCCATCAGTCACAAAGCTATGACATATGTCATCAACGTACTCACCTTTCCACCCTATAGGCGCTGGGTTTTCGTTTGAATACCCTTTAGGATGCATGTATCGGACATGAATCGATGGTGTAAATGTTGGCTTATCTACGCTACCATTCCACCCCCATCTATTTCCTGATCCAGGTCCATGTTGTATCTGGTGAGCCATATTACATCCAGGGCACCAAAATAATAGCCTATTGTCTTCTGCGTTCCGTAATATCTTAGAAATCCTGCCCATAATCAATTACCTTTCCTCTGTCCGAACCATACGCCAACCCCTGCCGCCAGCGCACCCGCACCAATGCCGAATGACTGCATATCAAAATTATGATGCTCGATGGCCACGTTGTAAGCGGTGGTGATGCAGTATGTCAGCACCATGATAAATGCAGCGATACGTGCATCATCTGGCACGCCAGCTGCATCGCTGAATAGTTTTGATAACCATCCGATCATACTGATAACACCCCTTTCGCATTTGCCAAATACACCAGTCGGCTAGGCCATCCATTCATTCCGCCATTTATTTTTTTAGTAATCAGTGCATAGGCCATCTTGTCAGCAAGCTCATTGCAGCCGTGAGTTTGCCAGTACCATGCTGCTGTCTTTGCGGCATAGTCTGGCTGTTCCATCAATTCAGGGTGCGTCAGAAAATTGACTTTGAAGACATCTGATACTTTGCTGTAATTCGCACGGCCAGTGATCTGGATTAGCCCACGTCCCTTGAATTTCTTTCCGTCACCTGGGTTGATGTTGCCTAAGTCCAGCCGATGCTCGTATTTTGCTTGTGCGTCAGTTGGTCCCCATATTTCAGCCGCATAGCGCAGCTCACCAGATTCGTGTGCCACTTGCGCCAGAAACATGGCCTCACGATTCGCTGTCATGTCGATAGCAAATTCACGCATGGCGTCGTTTAGCGGCGTGACATACTTGAGCGCATTAGTACCCGCGTGCGGCATGATCTTGAGCAGTTCATCTACTGTTACCATAGAACCTCCTACTTAGCAGCCCGCTGCGCAGCCAAATGCTCCGCAATCAGTTCTGCCTGGAAGCGTGCAACTGCATCCGGGCAAGTGAATACGCTCTGTGTATTGTTTTGCGCCTTATAACCAGAGCCACCAGGCTTGCCAGCAACAACGAATGTCCCCTCACCGCTATTGCTCCAGTTAGTCGACCCCTCAGCACCGACGATACCGTCAGCAACAAAGCCCTTGGTATGACTGATCTGATGCGTGGCGCTGTTACCAATAACGAAATGCGTTCGATAGCCTTCTGGATCCTTGGCAACATCGGAATCCAGTAAGCGCTTCTCATGCACACCGCCAGCCTGAGATTTATCCAGAGTGATCACACATGTGATATGCGGGTTATGCACGATCTCCATGATCATGCCGTTGAGCTCATCATCGTCATAGCCGAACATATTCAGATACAGACTGACAGTGACGCGTGAAATGATGTGCTTTAGAATGTCATGCACATCATCGCGGCCAACATAGAACAAGTGAAAATCTTTGGATGCGGCTGGCGAGTATTGCTTTTCACTCGTGTACTGCGCCAGATCAGCCAGGTCGAATGTTTGCAGGGTTGGCTTCATGGTTTGATAAAATCCTCCAGCTTCATGCCGTGCGCAGTAGCTAATGAAATTAGCAGCACAAGTGAAACGGCGATAATTCCACGCACAGTCCACTTACCTACTTCAGCATATTTGGCATCAAGCCAGTCCTGTAACGCTTCTTTGATTAAAGCCTTTTGCTCATCGGGTGAGATGTTTGGCATGAGGATCCTTTTTTGTAGTAAAAATCAGGCGAAAAAAAAGACCGGTTAAGGTCTTGGTATGGGTGACACGTTTAAAATATCTTTTATTTGACGCTATTTTCACAGTGTTTAGGCTGCAACCAGTTTAGTAGCTTGCATAAGTAACAACCGTATTTATTGCCTTGCAGGCTCGCTTTGTACGCTCTGGCACTGACTGTTTCGCCATCGTCGCCACCCGTTGCCGAATTAGCCAGCATGTCGTAAGCAACGATGATCTTCCATGCTCTCGTGCCAGACGGCGAAAATAGGATTGCTGGTATCAGCCACAAGATGGAAAGCACAACGCCAGCGAAACCGATTATTGAAAGCGTGATTAAAAGTAGGCGCTGTTTCATGATTAGAATCCTTCTGGTACGGCTGGCAAAGTCAAGATATATGCTGCTGGACTCGCTGGCATAGGCATAGTCCCCGCCTGAATCGCCGCCAAATCTGCATAGCATTGCAACCACACGCTTGACCGCCAGGGTACAAATGCTTGTGCGTCCGCCATGAATGGTTCGTGCGGGTCATTGAAGTAACTAGCGCAGCTTACGTCATCACCGTAGCCTTTTTTCTGTGCGATAGAAACAATATAGGCTTGTACTGCTTTATTATAAGTAGCCTCTGTTTGTGCAAATAGTTCTGCTTCTGTAAGAGGTGGTGCTGGAATAATAGTAACCACTCCAGACACAACAGATAACGTAGCCCCTTGTGGTCGATTAACACAACTTTGAAATGTTGCCTCGTCTGCATCAATTAAATCTACTGGAAGATCCTTGTAGTCAGATAATGAATCTGATGGGTAAAAACTTCCAGATATTAGGCTGAACTTATACATATTAGTATCCTTTCACATTCCAAAAGACAGGAACTGACACTGCATTGCTATGCACATTCATGGATGATAATCCGACTGAATCCACCCAAGTTGCTGCGGTAGCCGTACTCGCGAAGCTTACTGTTGCAACAGGTGCAAATACTGCATTTGGAAATGCAATTGGAAACGTCGCAAGTACAGCCCCACCACCTGAACTACTTGCGGTTGTGCTCCCCCACTGCTCAATAAAATACCCAGTTGGGCTATTTGGGTCAGGGTATTTTTTCCAGCCATTAGAGCCTAGTGAACTTGGGAATTTACTAGGCAATAGAACGGGTGTAGTTGCACTTATTGGCTGAACTAACGTAGGACTAGACCATCCAGTACCGCTAGTCCATGTAGCCTTTACGCTTCCAATAATTCGATACTGCGATGCTGTTGCTATTGCGCTTGTTGAGTACCACACGTTTGCAGCGGTCGAACCTGAGCCAATCGCAGTTGTGGTAATTAGATTGGTTTCGTCAAGTTGTAATCCACCAGATAGATTACAAACAGCTAATTGCGGTGCACCTGCATTATAAACAATTGCGTAAATTAGAGATGTAGCAACTGCTGTTGTTGCACCTAATGATGCAGCAGTACTGTTCATTGCAAGCGTTAATGTGCTGGTTACGTTGTACTCAACAGGAGTACCGTTAGTCAGTACAGCATTACGGAAATCTACTTTACCAGTGCCAAGTGATGCAGATATTAGAGCTGATGCAGTTGATGCGGTGAAGTTTGGCATCGAGCTGGAGTATCTTGTGTCAGCATAGGATTGTGTAATACTATTCGTAAGTACAAATGCCGTAGTCGCAATCGCAGTGCTGTTATCCGCCGTAGCAGGTGTTGGAGCTTTCGGTGCGCCAGTTAGCGTGGGGGAATCAAGCGGGGCTGCACCAGTAATACCCGATCCAGACAGCGGCCCGGCAGCGGCCGCGGCTGCCAGCAATTGATTAAATTTCTGTATTAACTGGTATAGATCAACGAGCAATGCCTGTTTTGGATCATCCGTACTTGCATCGCAGTTTGTGCTTGTTGCTGGTGTTGGAAATGCCATTATCCTTTTGCTCCAATGAGTGAAACGTCTATCAGCGCATCAGCTAATACGCCTGATGCATTTCTAATTTTGAACTCTGCAGCTGGCTGGCCGTTGACTGTGCTGGTTTTGTTCACCAGCTCCCACGTCCATGCGCCACCTGTATTTTGCAGGGCTACGATCTGCGCTGTGCTGATAGCCGCAATCAGGCCGCTTTTGCTACCAATGCGGAAATTGCCTGTGCCGATACGATAGAACCAGGCGGAGGTTTCTGTCGCAGTGTTGACGTTGTTGAAGTCATCTTCTTGCGTCGAGCCATCTAACAGCGTGGTTATCTCATCCAGTCGTGGCGCCGTGTCTGCCACTGACACTTGAATCTGGATATAACGCTTGCCGACAAGATTAGTCAGCGGCACAAACGAACCTGTCACCCCGCCATCAGCCGTTGCCCCGACTTTCATAGTGATGGTAAATGCACCATTCCCCACAGGCGTGACGAGTGGGTTAAAAGACGTATCAACACCCAAATCAATCACTTGTGTTACATAAGTGATTGGGCTGGTATTTGTGCCGACGTTGTCAATCGTCGAAGCCAGCGCCGAGATTGCAGATGGTAAGCTGGCTATCGTGCTAGACGACTTTGCATAAATACTGCTGTTATAGACAAAGCCGCCCGTAATCGTGCCAGGCCATAACAGCTCGCGTTCCTGCTGCTGTACTAGCACATTGCCAAGGCTCGGGTCTGTCAACGTCACGGTCAGGAAGTTAGCTGTTGCGGACTCATTGCCGAGCGAATCGACGGCTTTAATTGCAAACGTGTATGTACCCGCCGCAAGCTGGTTACTCTCAAATGGCGAGTAGGTAATCAAGCCAGTCGGATGTGCGTCCGTCATCACCGTCCAGTCAGTTGTCGTGCCTAGAAAGTATTTGATCCGATAGCCGCCGCCGCTGGTTACGTCCGATGGTGCGCCGTTGTTGTAGCTCCAGCTATATTGCCGTGTGCCATCTGCCTGCACAGCCACCAGAAAGCTATCTACTGGCGCGGGTGGTAATTTAAGCATTGCGCCAGTTACTGTGTACGCATAAGCCGTTGCGGTTGACAGGTCAGTTTCACCGCTCTGGTACTGGTTAAAACTGGTAAATTTAAACCAGATTTGTTTGCCAATATAGGACGGGTCAATCTCGACCATAGGCAGTGTGTCATCCACCCTTGCAAACGCTGCGCCGCTGGCATGGGCGGGCGTTGCCGTGGTGTATGCGCCACGGATCAGATTGCTTAATGTGTATGAGTTGGTCGCAGTCAGCGTTGAAGTGCCGTAGCTTAAATATTCGCCATCCACGTAGCACAGCGTATTCAACAGTGTCGCGTCGTCAGTCGTGCCAGATAATAACTGGCCGCCTGTTCCAGACAACGCGACAGCCACGATGTTGACGGTATCCGAACCCGCAGGTGCAGCAGCCATTGCGGCGGTCAAGCGGCCATAACGTGCACCGCCGTTGATGGTAGCGATTTTCTTGTAAGTTGAGCCGTCGAGCGACACCCATACATTCGCGCCGCCCCATGTGGCATCGAGACCAGATACGGCGGCATAGATACCTAAGCCAGTAATGCTGGTTTTTTCAATCGGTGCTTCAAAAAATAGGGGTGTTGCAATGCCAGACGGCGCGGCATTGGCATCTACCGAATAGCCGCTGGTAACTTGCGTGGTGATTTGTGGCGGGTGCGCCACGCCGAACGGGAATTCTTCAGCAATAATATTCAGTTCGCCGTCTTCATTTTCTTCAATGTCAGTTATCCGCACTTGCAACAAATTCAGCCCCAGCAGGCTGTGCGTCAGCGTGACGATGTCCATCGGCTCCAGCAGGCAAAAACGCCAGCCCAGTTTGAACTCATAAGTATTGCGGATATACAGCGCACGCTGCAATACGGTAGACGTCACTTTATCAGCCACGGCGCGGTCGCAAATGGCGTGCATGGTAATCGGCTGCTGGGTGCGCCGTCCGTACATATCGATGTTAGCCAGATCAGTTGCCTCGGCAATCGCCAGGTTGTAATCAGCGGCGCGATCCATGAACTCAATCTGCACATGGTTGTACGCATCAGCCTGCGTTTTGCGCTTAATCGTGATTGGGTCGCTGGCAGTATCGCCAAGGAAATCGTCGTCAGTGAGGTCATACACAGGCACGATGTTGGGCGTATAGGTAACGCCGTTGCCTGTCACCGCAGTGTCCCCATACGGCACAATTTTGAGTACGCCTTGTGACCACACGACATCGCTGTTAGTCATGGTCATCAGATCAGTGACTGTTTGCGAGGCCTGCTGTTGCTGAACTAATGCAGGTGACAAGAATAACCCCATCGCTTGCGTATAAGTCTTGTATGCGGTCAGGTCGCCCAGTTTTGCAGATGGAAAGCCTGCGCCATAAATCGCATTGGTTAAAAAATCCGACAGAATCAAATCAGGCATTGCATCCACAATACCGCCACCAAACTGACGAGGGCCTTGTACCTCATAGCTCAAATTTGGCAATGATGCAGACGTGCCAAGGCTGAACGCACTATTGGCAACATAAGCAACAGCAGGATAAGCCAGCGCTTGCGTCGGGTGATTGCTGACCATGAAACTCCACGGCGTTTGCCCTGGTGCGCCTGTAAATAAGCTGAGACCAAGGGCAGACAATGTAGTCTTATCCTTGCCCGACCATATCGTGCCTATGCCGCTAATCACACCCTCACCCAGTGCAAACATGGCCGCGCATTGGTAGGTGTAGGTCGTATTCGATGTTGTTACACCGCCGCCTTTGCCGCCGCTTGATTGTGTCTGTGTGTGCGGGATAGCAATAAAATCGCTATAGCCGATCATGTTGCCAGTGACGCGTGTAGTGCCCCACACCAGATTGAGCGGCAAGCCGTAAGTGCTAGATTGGATAGACAGCGCACCGATTTTGTTTTCAGACGAGCTGATTGTTGAGCCGCCGAACCCCATTACACCGTACCCCGCACGCGCCAGAATGTACGCGGCCTGTCAGCTAACCAGCCTTGTGAGCCATCTGCAAGTACAACCATGCGGTCTGGACGTGAGGCGTGGATAATCTCAGGCCATTTGGTCACAATACCGCCGTGCGAGTAACAGCGCCCGACTTTATACAGCACCACGTCACCTGCCTGCGGCTCAGTGACTTCGTCGGCATAGTCCATGATAAAACCCAGATACCGCTCTTCGTCGCGGTGCATCATCCAATCCATCGGGTAGTCACCCGTATCGAACTCTTTAATCAGGCCAATAGCCGCAAATACGCCGATCAATATCTGTGCACAATCCACACCTGCGCCTTTAACGCGAGCGAGGTGGTGATAGGGTGTACCCAGCCAGCTCATTGCCTCTTTGATGATTAAATCTTGCATTAGTAAGCAACCTCTGGAACTGGGATATATGGGAAAGCTCTGAAATTAGCGATATTGTTAAATGTGCCTGAGCACGTTGTGGCGCGCTTGTCACAGCCCGGGTAAGCGGTAAACGTGTCGCCAATTGCCGTGGCTTTTGGCAATGGATACGACAGACCCAGCACGCCAGCGGAAGATGTTTTAATCGTGCGCTTCACGCCTGAATTCAA